GTTAAAACTATTTAAAGACTACCCACCTAATTATTTAGAACCGACAAGTAATCCTGAACATTTAAAGGGAGACGCGTTCTATATGATGAAAGAAGATACAAGAGTTGATGGTCCTTGGACAGATAAAGACGAGGTAATACCACTAACAGCTCAAATGAAAATCTTCAATAGTTTCACATTACGTCTATATCAAATTGCTCTTAAGGAGATGGCTTGCAATTTTGATATGCGTAAAATAGATTTGGTTTATGATCCGAATGGGAATATAGGCAAATCGCTATTTAGTGAATACTTGGAATATAACGGATTAGCAGAAGAGATACCACCTTTTAGGCTAATGGACGATATATTCCAATGGGTCTGTAGCAGACCTATAAAAAAGTGCTATATTGTAGATATGCCGAGAGGCATGAAAAAAGATAAATTAGGGGACTTTTATAGTGGGATAGAAATTATAAAAAACGGTGTAGCGTATGATAAGAGATACAACGCAAAAAAGATAAGATTTGATAGACCGAGAATATTCGTCTTTACAAATATGTTACCAGAGTTTTCTTTAATGTCAGCCGACAGATGGAACGTCTGGAAGGTTGGCAGTGCTTATGAGTTACTACCGTATATGAATAATAATATTCAAGAGCAAAAATAAAATGTTGTATTAATATAAGATGCCAGTTAAAAGACGAGTATCAAAAAGACGAGGAAAGAAGATGGTTACTAAAAAAGAAGTGAAATCAATTGCTAAGCAAGTGTTTAATAAGAATGTTGAAAGTAAATACTTTAAAACATCGGGTGCCGATAGTATGACTGAAATCATACCTTCGCAGATACAAACCCTTTCAAATATGACGTGTCAAGGTTTCTGCACAGGTAATCGTGTTAACGTTCAGACAGGTGGTAATTGGCTGTATGGAACAGCCCAAATGAAAACTTTAAACCTAAACAGATTATACATTTCCAGTGATGGTGCTCCTGTGGATCAGTTCGTATTAGAAGGATTATACTGCAATCCTTCGTTCGCACAAAGTAGATTTATAGTAGAACGGACGGAGAATGACTTTAGCGCAGCGAGTTCTCCAGCCGCAAGGGCTTTGCCGTATTACGTGCGTATCCTTCGTATTATGCCAAGAACCCAATTAACTAGCAAACAAGGCGTTGACCCGACCTTGGATGCTTTCTTGGATACGAATGGAATAGCAGCGGGTATATCTACGACTAATTTTTCAAAGTTACAACTGATGACTTTGAAACCAAATACGCGTAAATATAAAGTAATTCAAGATATTAAATATATTGAGAATTCACCGCTTACCTACAACGATTTAGACATCGGGGATGGTGCGGTTCAGGTTCGTCCAACAGGTCACCCTGGATTACGAACCTTCAATTTCAGGCATGATTTAGGGAAGAAGTTGTATTACAACAATCCTGATCCTACCACGCCTGCTAATACTTATCCTGATAGTGGTTTTAATAATGAATTTATCTTATTTCATTTTCAAACTATTGGCGATGCTTCAACATTCGCCACTCGCTCAACAGCGAAAGGTGTTCGTATAAGTGCGAATGCAGTGAGTAGTTTTAAGGACGCATAGATAGCGAAGCATTATATCTTTAGTTTGCAATATCAGGCGATAGCCTGATATATGCAAACTAATTCATTTAGAAGGAGCGGTTATATCCGCGACCACCCCGAAGGGGTGAATGGTAGGGCGAATTCCAAACCCGCTCAATGTAGGGTGGTCGTGGCGATAGCCACGAAAATCGGTCGTTAGACCGATATTGTAAATTTAAATGTTCCAAATGTTCCAATCATTTAAATATATATATATAGTGATTTTTCTGGTTGTTCCAGCGCAAGCGCCTAAAAATCACATTTTAAAATTTTTTTTTCTTTGTTAATTATAAGAGGATGAGTTCCAAGTGTTCCACCTCTGCTTTAGCAACTTGGGACATTAGATACAACGCATCCACATTTGATAATGAAAATGATTTATTTGACACCATAAAAGGCATAGCGAAGCATTATGTTATCCAACTTGAAGAAGGGGATAGTGGCTATAAACATTATCAAGGAAGAATTAGTTTAATAAAAAAACGACGAAAACAAGAAAAACATTTATTGTTAAAACTATTTAAAGACTACCCACCTAATTATTTAGAACCGACAAGTAATCCTGAACATTTAAAGGGAGACGCGTTCTATATGATGAAAGAAGATACAAGAGTTGATGGTCCTTGGACAGA